CAAATCCAAGTCTGCCATTAACTTAACTCTGCCCAATTTAATAAAGATCCAGTATTAGAACCACCAGTGGGATCAACTTTGTAATAATAATTAGGTGGAATTATTCCAGACACGGTATTTTTAATAGTATTGGTACCAGTGTCTTGTAAAAAAAGTGAGATTACTGTTGTTGGACTTGAAGTAACCCCAACAATAAGCCTTGTCTGACATCTGTCACCTGTAGTAGTTACTTGAACTAAAATGGGTTTTCCTGTTGTATTTTGATAAACAGTATTAAGTGTTTTTGATGGATTAGTCCATGTTTGATTTACACCAATACCTGCATTTAAACCATTAGCTGTACCTGTAATATTTGTACCAACCAAAGTAGATGGTGTACCAAGATTAGGCGTTACTAAAGTAGTAGAGCCTGTTACTGACAAAGAATTTAATGTAGCCAATCCACTTGTTGATAAAGTTGTTGCCGACAATGTAGTAAAAGCACCTGTGTTTGGCGTTCCGTTACCAATCTGACCTGGTGCAGATAATGTATTGTTGACTAGACCTGTAAAGCCTGTTCCCGATACTGATCCATTACACACTAAATTAGATGGTGTAATTGTGGATGAGATAAAAGTGCCATTATAAGTAGTAGCATTTATGTCATTTAACCATGAAGCGTAAATAATACTACTGTTGTCTACAAATGTAGTCGATGCCATTGTAAGTCCTTAAATTATCGGAATAAATCACCTGAAGAAACCTCCCGAAAGTATCCAACCAGCATCTTTTTGTCTACCACTTAACATGGCATCACTAAAACTAGCAGTTTGCATTGGTTTCATGTTGGTGCGTTTAAGAGTTGCTTTAGCTTGCGATGCGTAAGCGTTAATCATCTGAATTTGTGTTGCTGATGCTTTACCATACATTGGCATCAATCGTTCGGCTAAACACCAGCGTAGTGCCATAGAATAGCCTTGCGGTAAGATTACTGTGTCGTTAATTGAGTCATATCGTCTAAAAATAGTAGAAGCGAACATATGAACTTCACCTTGTGCAGGATTAGGCCATAAGAACAAGTTACCAGACTCTTCATTAGGATTAAAATATAATGCTTTAGGCCAGGGGCCATTCAATGTTTTTAAACCAATCTTGTTATAGTCATCTAAAGCAATACAAGCGATTTGATAATCTAATCCACCATTAGCAATAGGAGTGCCATTAGAGTTAGTGTTAATACGAACATAAGCTGAATCAATCCCTAAAGGTTTTTGATAGTAAGCAGTTAAAAGTTGTGAATCTACTGAAGTATTGTAATTAATATTAAGTAGATATGTACCTTGCTCATTTACGTTACCGCCAGCACCTGTCAATGTTTGTACAATCTTTGTACCATCTGTGATGCCAGAGCCATCTAATGTTTGTCCTACAGCTACTGCGCCAGAATTAATGCCTGTTACTGTTAATACATTGCCTGCAATTGATCCTGTGAACGCTGCGCCCACAAAGTTTAATGTAGATGGATTAGGGCCAATCGTGTATTGAATCTGACCTGGAATAATAGGGAAGATGATTTCCGTTACATTGAAAACCATCATGTCCTCATTAGACCATTGATCAATCAAGTCATTGAGCATATCAAAAGCATCTTGCGCTTCATCTGGCGATGGAGTTTCACCACTAGCTAAAGCACCTATGTCTTTTAATGCTCTTGATATTAAGTCAATTGGTTGTGTCATTTTTTAGCAATCTTCAGCGTTTACAAATTCAATTGTTTTTAACTTTTCGTAAATTGTTGCACGAGTAACATCAGCAATATAATCTTCGCCATTTAACGTAATCATTTTTGATGATACAAAATCAACATCAGCATCACGAATTTCTTTGCTAATATATCCTGCCATTAATACTTCAATAACTTTGCTTTTAAATTCTTCTTTAATAGCAATGATATTCCAATAATTTGCATCAATACCAAATTCTGTTTTTACCGCTTTTAATAGTGCCATAATTAACCTACCTTCCAAGTTGTGCCATCGTAATATACAGGAACACCTACTGCGCCACCGCCTACTGCTGTAGCACCAAACGCAGGAGTAAGTGCATTGGTTACAAATGCCCTTGCACCTACCACACGACCAGTTGCAGTTGAATTTGGTAATGTGGCTACAGTATATGTGCCAGTAATAACAGTTGTTGGAAAGTATGTGACTGATTGAGCATTGCCAATTAATGTTGTGTTATCGCCTTTACCTACTATGTTTGCGCCAATAACAATTTCATTATTGCCTTTTGCTTGAATACCAGCACCAACATAAGTGCTTGAACGAGTGCCAAACACTCCAGAACCAAAAACCATCCCTGCACCAATAGCCGTTGTAAAATCACTAGTTTGTGCTAATTGAAAACAGTTTGCGCCAATAATAGTGTTACTTCCATCGCCATCCGGCCCAGCAACATAGTTTTTAAACGCATAAGTTCCTACAACAGTATTGCTACCTAAACTAGTATCATTTTCAAGTGCTTGATACCCAATTACAGTATTAGAGTCACCATAATTATTAGTAGCTGCAATACTATGACCGAATACAGTTGAATTAGTACCAGGAGTAGCTCCTGCATAAGTTCCATTAATTACAAGATTTGATAAAATTGTTGGTAAATAAGCAATTGATGGATCAGAAGCATTGTTTAATACAACACTCCCTATACCAGTTGTTGCCACGCTTACCAAATTCTTACTTGCATCTGTAAATACCGCTTGAGATGCAGTAAGACTAGATAAATTTACTGTACCAGATAATGTAGGCGATGCGCTTAATACCACATTACCTGTACCTGTAACTGTCTTTTCACCTACTGTGCCTGCGTTATCAAACAAAATACGACCAGATGTACCACCTGTGATTGATGTTGAATTGATTGATAAACTACCACCAGCAGTAAATGGAACGCCACCTGGGCCAATAAATGTAAGAAAACTACCAGAAGCACTAAATGTAGCCTGTACAGGTACATAATTAACAGTATTAGTATTTGCTACGTTATTAAATAGCGTTGCCATTATCCAATTCTCCAATTTGTTCCATCATGATACACAGGAACTTTATTTGCACCACCACCTGCAACTATAGCCCCAATTCCTGCTGTCATTGTTTGAGTTGCATCAGTTACAAATGATTTTGATCCAACAGAACCTGTAGGAAGCGTTGCTACTGTATATGTAGTTATAACAAGTTTTCCAAATAATTTTGTGCTTACAGTATTTGCAGTACCAATCGTTGTTGTGTAGTTTCCATTTCCAAGAGTTCCAGAACCAATAACAATTTGTTCAATAGGTGCGCCTGCACCAGATTTAACTGGATCTGTGTCAGTATTAGCACCAATATAAATACTGTTTGTGCCTGCTGATGGTGAAGCTAAAACATTATCACCGATAGCAATATGATTTGTTCCAGAAGTTAAAGCAAGCAATGAGTTTGCACCAATACCAATAGTCCCAGATCCAGTTGTTACGGCATTTGCAGAAGCACCAATCCCAATATTATTACTTCCACGACTATTTGGTAATGAACTACTACCAATGCCAGTATTAAAACTTCCATTAATATTAGAGCCTAATGAAGCAAATCCAATCCCCACATTATCTGTACCAATTGTATTAGCAAATAATGCACCACCACCGATAGCCAAATTATTGCCACCAGTTGTATTAGTGCGAAGTGTTGTTCCACCTAATGCCACATTATTTGTGCCACTTGTGTTACTTAATAAAGCCTCTACACCAAATGCAAGGTTTGATTGTCTTGTACCAATGTCTGAACCAGAACCAAGACCGACTGTTGCGCTATTTACTGAAATATCCGTAGCAAATACTGGATTGTTATCTAATACAACATTACCTGTGCCTGTTGTTGCTTTTTCACCTACAGCACCAGCGTTGTCATATAAAATACGACCACTTGTTCCACCTGTAATTGTAGTTGTATTAATTGCCAAACCACTTGCAGTATTAAATGCTTTACCGCCAGGGCCAATAAAAGTGATGAAGTTACCAGAACTGTCAAAAGTAGCTTGAACAGGCACATAATTGACTGTATTTGTATTTGCTATACCATTAAATGCTGACATCATTAATCCTTAAGATTGATCTGCTGCTGGTGTTACATATAATGTAGTAGTTGATCCACTTGGGCATATAGCAGTCATATAAAATGGTGTTGTCGGTACTGCAAGAATGATAGGCACTTCCATCAATGGTGGCAATACAAAACCTTCTTGTGCTGTACCATCCGCAGCCCAAACCGCAGCAGGGCATGGCGAATAATTAGTAAATCGCACCAAGCAAGCACCAGAGCCTACATTTAAAAATGAAGCGTAATTAATCTGATCGTTAGTCGTATCATCAATCAATGTTGAAGCATATGAAGTAGAAGTAACTGAAAAACCATACGTTTTGCCTGCTGTACGAATTACTGAAGTATTAGCCATGATTTAATCCTTATACTGCCGTTACAGGCAATGGGCCTTCTGAACGAACGATTTGAAATATATAAGTGCCAGCGTATGGGGTTACTGCGCCAGAAGTTGTGTTAGCGAATTGGAATGACAACACGCCATTAGTGTAACAATCACATTCAGCAGTAATAATGCCAGCAACTTGTGCGCCTTGTGCGCCAATAGCCAAAATAATGTCTGTTGTTAATAAGCCTGGAATGTTAAATGTTTGAACTGCTGTAGTGTAAGAAGCAACTGAAGCTGGTGTTAGTGATGGGCCGATATAAAATGTTTCGTGAGAGTTACCACGAGTGATTGTAGTAGATGACATGATGATTTCCTTTGCAAAGAATTTCTATAATTATAGTCTTAAATAGAAAAAAAGCTACCCTAAAAAGAATAGCTTTTCGTCTTTATTTTACATATTGCTGATTACGAAAAATCGTATCCATACACATACACATCAGCAGTTGCAGCAGCACCTTGCGCTGTTGCTACGTTGAAGTATAAGTTTTGGCCTTGCTGTGTTGCTGTAGAAGCTACTGTACGTTCTGAAACAACAGTTGGGCCTGTACAAGCTGACAATGCAGCGTTGGCAACAATACCTGTACCGCCTGCTGATGGTGCTGTGAACAAACCAGCAGCCGCAGTAGTCAAGCTGATAGAAGCGTTAGTTACAACTACAAATTTAACTGAATAAATGCTTGAGTTGATGATTTGCAATGCTGTGTCACCTGTTGCGTTTACGTTTACACCTTGAGCATAACCTAACAAACGAATAGATTGGTTAGAGTTAATATTCTGTGGGTGATTACTAGTGGTACTTGCTGGGCCTGGATTAGCCATAATAATTTCCTTTTCTGTTATCAAGTAGGGGAGAACTTAATCCCCCCTTTGTCATTAAGCAGCTACACGGCAAGCTAACTCTGGGTAGAGTGGAGCCCAGCCATATAACACATCAAGACGAGTAGGAATTGAATCATTGTTAATTGTGTATTGACGAACAACACGCATTGACAAACCAATTTCCTTATCTGAAGCACGACCAGCAAAGTGAACACCATCTGGCAACTCAAGATCGGCTACTGCTAGAGTAAACGCATTGCGGTGCATGATGATGTTTTGTGGTGATACAACACCTGTGTTATTGAATGGTGTAACAGATTGTGAACCAGTTGATGTTACTGAAACGTTTTGGAATTGACCAGCAGTAATAACAGCAGGTGAAACGTTTACAGTAGCTGAACCAGATGAAGAAATAGTTACAGCAGAATTCACAACAAAGTTACGCAATTTGTTAGAGCCGTATGCTTGGCGGTTTTGTGGGTTGACTGCATAAACACCAGCAATAGTAATAACATCGCCTTGATTCAATGAAGCTGAAGCAGCAGATGATGCAGCGATTGTGATGTTAGAGCTTTGCGCCCAGCCTGATGTCAAGAAGCCAGTTGCTGTAGTTACGTTGCATGACAATACTGCTGAAGAGTAAGAACCAAATGTGTGTGAAACAACGTTTTGATCCATTTTCCAGTTCATACCGCCAGAGTCACGGCCCATCAAACCTTTACGATATTGTTCGCCAATTGCTTCTTGTGGTACGAAAAGACCTTTCAAGCTATCAACAATAGTTGCTGATGTGAATGGCTCAACTGTGCATGAACGACGGCCATCACGTGGTGCGCCTTCAGCATCAAGATAAGCACCAGCAGTTAGATATGTAATCAAACCTGTTGGTGGTGTACCTGCTGTACCTACAATGTTAGCAGTAGAGTTTTTAGCTAATACTAAACCATCGCGATCAATCTTGTTGGCAATAGCAGCAACGGCTGGTTTCAATACACGATCAGAGAACATATCTAAAGATAGAGCCAAGTCTTGTGTAGTGAATTGTGTGTCAACGTGGAACTGTGTTGACAATGTTACTGGTACTGATGTTTCGTTAAAGTCTTCAACGTTCAATGCTGGGCCAGTAGTACCGATGAAACGACCTGGTCTACGAACGTTTACTGTGTTACCAATTTTACCGCCAACTACAGCGAATTGGTCATCGTAGTTACGATCTACTTCTGATGTAAATGTTAATTCGTTTTCTAAAACCATTAAGGCTTCATTAGTAATTTTCGAAATGGTCAATAAATTATTAGCCATGATATTTCCTTAAAATAAAAAGTTTATATACAGCTACCTTAATTTTCCTGTTTTACGAGATTCTTTCCATTGTTGATACGTTCCATGAAATTCACCATTGGTGTCCACGCCCACATCAACAACGCCAGATGATCCCTTGATAGGATTAATAGGTGCTGGTGCTTTACTGCGAGCTACAGAAGGTTTTGTTTCAGCGACAGGAGTTTCTTTCTTCTCAAACTGTGCTTCCAATTTACCAATTTGTCGAAGTGCGCTAATCATAGAGCCTGCATTAAGCTTTTCAGCAATTTCAGGGTTTTCTGCCAAGTGATATAAGATTCTTGGCCCAACATCTGATTCTAGGATTGCATCACGAACGGCATCACTTACTTGCACATCCGAGCTGGCAACCATGTCTTCATAGTCTGGCAACTCTGTCTTTGCTGCATCCAAACGCTTTTGCCAATCATTGAGCATCGTTTGACGTTCTTGATTAGCTTTGCGTTCAGCTTCTTGCTTATCTCTATTAAGTAGAGCTTGTTCTGCTGACCAT